CACTTAACATCTTAGGTCCTGTAGGAGATATCGTAGGAGAATGGATCATTAAAGGAGCTTTCTTAACAAAAGGTGACTTTGGACAGTTCGACTGGACTTCTACTGACGGAATTGTAGAGATAGGAATTACAGTAGCAATGGATTACTGTGTATTGAACTACTAATACATTACCAAATACAAAAACAAGAGCCTGGTTTATCCAGGCTTTGTTGTTTTATAAAATCATTCTATGTATATTTATATATAGAACTAGTTACTAACAAATAAAATTTATGGAAAACAAATTTAACCTACCAACCGAAATGGTAGAGCTTCCTTCAAAGGGATTACTTTATCCAAAAGACTCAGAACTATCATCAGGAAAAGTTGAGATTAAGTACATGACTGCTAGGGAAGAGGATATCTTAACAAACCAAAACTACATACAACAGGGCGTAGTTATCGACAAACTACTACAATCGTTAATAGTATCTAAGGTAGATTATAATGACCTACTTCTAGGAGATAAGGATGCTATTATGATGGCTGCACGTATATTGGGATATGGAAAAGAGTATAGCTTTGGCTATGCAGGAGAAGTAGTGGAAGTTGACTTAACACAACTAAAACCTAAGGAACTAGACATTACGTTGATTAAGACTAAGGGGAAGAATGAGTTTGAGTTTAAATTACCACATACAGATAACACGATCACTTTCAAACTCCTAACACAAAAGGACGATAAAGATATCGATGCTGAATTGGCAGGATTGAAAAAACTTAATAAAAATGACAATCACGACCTAACAACACGTCTTAAGTACATGATACTTTCAGTAAACGGAAACTACGAAAGATCAGTAGTAAGACAGTTTGTAGATACTGCATTTTTATCAAGAGATTCAAAAGCATTCAGAGAATACTACAACAAGATAAACCCAGGAATGGATACCAAAATCAGGTATGAATTCTCAGATGGCGTTGAGGAGGACGTCAATGTTCAGTTTACTACGAGCTTTTTTTGGCCTGAGTCCGGACTATAGGACCTACTTATATAGACAGATACACGAAATAGTGTTCAATGGCAATGGAGGTTACAGTTGGGAAACAGTATACAACATGCCAATCTGGCTAAGAAGATTCACCTTCAACACTATGAAGGAGTATTTTGAACAACAAAACAATACAGAAGAAGAGCTACCACAGTCTGTGAAAAATAAAATATCACCACCAGAAGTAGTTTCTAAAGCAATATCACCCAGTTATAGTACAAAGGCGTCTAAAAAATGATGCCTTTTGCTATTTATAACTAAAACAGATACACTATATGGCTACTACAGATCCTAGAAAAGATATAAAAGATGTTAACGAAGAGTTAGGATATCTTGAAGATCAGCTATTAAGCATATCTGATAGGTTATCAGGATCTATTAAGGATGCCATACGAGACATACGAGAAGAGTCTCAGGGAGTATCTCAAATCTTTGGCAATAACCTAACTAAGAGTATTAGGGAGATAGCTAGAGGTTCTGAAGCAATTTTAGGAAATACACTAAAACTTGCACAAGGAACAGCTAAGGTAGCTGATATACAAAAAACTCAACAAGTATTACAATTAAAACAACTCTCTGCACAGAGAAACTTAAATACACTACTTAATGCTGGTCTTATCACGGAAGATCAGAAGGCTAAGGCTGAGCAAGAAATACTAGAAAGTATTGGAGGGCAAAATGCTCTATTAGCAGATCAACTTAATTATGCAGAGAGAATACAGAAGAACTTAGGAGTAACCGGAGGAATACTAAAAGGAATAGCAAAAATACCTGTACTAGGTAACTTCCTAGATGCCGAAAGTGCTCTAGCAGCAGCTCAGAGAAAAGCAGCACAAGAGGGAACTAATCGAACTAAGGTAATGGGTGCTGCATTTAAGCAGCTAGGTTCTGACCTTAAGAAAAACCTATCAGATCCTTTAGTAAGTTTAGGGTTACTACTAAAAACGTTTAGTACCTTATATAAAATAGGTACAGAGTTTAGTAGTAAGACCTTTGAATTACAAAAAAACTTAGGACTAACCACAGCACAGGCTAAGGGCTTGAGTATGGAGTTTATGAGTATGCAGCAGACTACAAATGATCTGTTTGCAAACTACAACGACCTAACTTCAGCAAATAACAACTTAAACGAATCCTTAGGAACATCAGCAACTTTTTCTGCAGACGTATTAGCAACGCAAGCTAAGTTGATGCAAGTTACAGGATTGGCAGCAGAGGAGTCCGCAAAGCTATACGAATACTCATTGCTTACAGGACAATCCCAGGAAGCAATCTATGATGGAGTAGGTAGGACTAATAAAGGAGTACTTAATAACAAAAAAGTACTTCAAGAGGTATTAAAAACAAGTGGGCAATTAGCAGCACAGTATAGAAATAACCCAACTCTAATTGCGCAAGCAGTAATCCAAACTCAGAAATTAGGTATCAACCTAGAACAAGCCAAGAACATGGCTAGTGGTTTACTTAACTTTGAAGACTCAATTTCAGCAGAGTTAGAAGCAGAATTACTAACAGGTCAAGAGCTTAACTTAGAAAAAGCAAGAGCACTAGCCCTACAGGGTAAGACAGCAGAAGCCGCTGCAGAAATGTTAAAGCAGACAGGAGGTCTAGCCAAGTTCCAGAGCATGAACGTACTCCAACAAGATGCGTTAGCTAAGTCTATGGGATTATCTACAGATGAATTAGCTAATTCATTAGTTAAAGCACAGCAGTTAGAAAAACTAGGAGTTAGTGAGAGAACTAATTTAACTAGAAAATTAGACCAGCTTAAGGCAAACGGAGAGTACGAAAAAGCTGCAGAACTAGAAAAACTAGCACTTAGAGGAGAGAACGTTACTCTAGCAGAGCAGCAATTAGATGCCCAAGGAAAAATAAACAAATCGGTAGATAGTTTGACTATGTCATTCAAATCTATGATCGCAGGTCCATTAGAGTCAGCAGCAAACTTAATAAGTGGGCTATTGGAGACTATGGCCAAAAATCCAATAGTAAAATACCTAGTAGGATTAGCAGGAGGAGCCGCAGCAGCAATCGCTGGTGCAGCCGCTGTTATGATAGGTATCAACGGAGTAAAGAACCTTATATCAGGTAAACCAGGTGAGACAGAAAAACGACCTATATTCACCAAAGAAGTAGGAGGCGGAGGAGAAGGAGGAGGATCCTCAGCAATAGGAGATGTCGCTGAATCACTAGGAGGAGGAAAGAGTGCAGGTATAGGTAAACAGCTTAAGACTTTAGTTAAGAATCCAAAAGTAATGGCAAGAGCATTAAGACGCTCAGGTGGAGGAAGTATGCTAAAGGGATTAGCAAAAGGAGGACTTAAGCGTATTCCAATGTTAGGAGCACTACTTGGTGCCGGAATGGAATTTGCAGATGGAGGATTTAATATGGAATCTGTAGGAAGAGCTGCTCTATCAGGAGGAGGTTCATTCTTAGGAGGACTAGGTGGATCAGCACTTTTACCAGGAGTAGGAACCGTTGCAGGAGGAATGGCAGGAGGAATGGCAGGTGATGCACTAGGAGATATGTTCTTTGGTGAAAGACCAGAGGTAGCAGAGGATTTCATTATGCGTCCAGGTCAAAAACCACTTAAGTTCAGAAAAGATGATATTATTATGGGAGGCACTAGCCTAGCAGGCAATAGCGGAGGAGGAGATAGTGGAGAAGTAGTTTCACTACTAAGAGAACTTATTGCAGCAACTAAACAAGGAAAACCAGTTCACTTAGATGGACAAAAAGTAAACTCAGTATTAGGACAGAACCTATACACTGTAGGAGGATAGCAAACAATTAGGTAACCTATTTATAATAAACAAAAATACATAACATGGGATTAATAGACTTATTACCAAGCTCGAATTTAGGATTAGCAGGACAGACTCCAGGATTAACACCTCAAGGTGATCCTACATCAACTCTACATAAAGAGTATTCGATCAACGGAAATCCAAACCAAACAGGGGTATTCCCAGTTCCATCACAATTGGATCTAGACGGATTAACACCTGACAAATACATGGATAACCTTCCAGGATAAAACTTAACAAATGTCAAAAGGACTTCTTACTCTCCAAACGGACTTAAAAAGTCTACGTTATGGAAACGATAAACCGTACGTTACTAAGGACATTAACAATGCTCCTTCTAGTAACCAAACCGGTATGCAAGCAACTAAGCGTGTAGATGATTTATCTAGAATTGCTCAAATGCTTGTTGACCGTCCAGGTTTAGCACACCTATCAAACGAGGCTTTACTTAAACAAGTAGGAGTTCAAGATAGATTTGAAAAATCCAGAAAGAGTGGAAAGTCGGTTGCGGGAGCTTTACTAAAAGAGTTAGGAGGTACAGCCCTTACTACGGTAAAGGTAGTTGGATCAACTATTGCTCAAGTTCCAGTAAACGGAACAGGTACCCATTTCTTAAGAGGATTTAGAAGGGATACATATCTACAGCCAACAAACGGAAACCAATTCTCACAATTTGCATCATTCTTTGGAGCTGGTGGAGTAGAGGGAGCACCTTCTGCTATTAAGGGACAGGAAATTGTAGGTACTGTAGAATCAGCCTTACTAGATGTAAGTAGCAGCTTTCAGTATAATGCACCTGTTCGTACAAGTAATTTTGGAATCAAAAATTGGAACGAGATTCCAAATAAAAAAATAGAAGACGTATTACCACCTTTAAGAGGTTCTGAACTAGCTAAGGATGGTAGCATTATTTCAGTTACACAGCCACAAAAAGTAACTCAAATAACAGGAGGCGGAACAGCAGAGATTCCAGATGGAGTAATAGAGCTACCTACAAGCAGTTCAATCAATAACGAGACATCTAGAGAAACTACAATAGCTCCAGGTAAATTAGGAAGATCAGTAGATAACATAGTATCGAACTACCACGGACCTAAGGGAATATTACAGGATATACAAGATAAGTCTAGTGAAGGTTCAACATACACTCAACAGAAGAGTCGAGTAGGCTCAAAGAACGTAAACGTAACTAAGGAACTTAGAATTACTTTAGGAGATCAAGGAGCAATAAGTACTGACGCAAACTATCAAGATGCGAGAAGATCTAACAAGTATTGGATACAAAGCGATACAATAAACCAAGCTGAGGTTGATAAGCTAAACGCATTAGATGTTCAGAATTATAAAGTAGATGGAGAAACCGTAGGACGAGACATTGTAAAATTTAGATTTCACGTAATAACACCAGACGAGAGTGAGAAGGTACTGTACTTTAGAGCCTACCTAGACTCCTTTGCAGATAACTACTCAGCACAATGGAATCCGGTTAAGTACTTAGGTAGAGCAGAGGATTTTCAAATCTATGGTGGTTTTCAAAGAAAAATTACCTTATCTTTCAAAATAGCTGCAGCTACAAGGGCAGAGATGAAGAGTATCTACAGAAAGATGGTATACCTAGCATCTACAACAGCACCAACTTACGCAGACGGTGGACAGTTTATGAGAGGGACCCTTACTAAAATGACAGTAGGAGATTACGTGTATGAGCAACCAGGAGTACTTAATAGTGTGAACTATACTTGGAATATAGACTATCCTTGGGAAATTGCAATGAATGAGCCAGAAAAAGAAGGTGATCAAACTATGCAAGAGTTACCAATGGTAATGGATTGTAGTATAGATTTTACACCAATTCATACATTCACTCCAACAACAGGAATTAAGAATAAACTATTTACAGCATCTGAGCTAGGAAAGCCAAACTACTTCTTAGACTAAGTATATGATAAGATACCAAGACATACCAGTAACACAATCTAAACAAGGCAAGTCCTACAGAGAGACGGTAATATACCCTGCTGTACCCAATTCAGAAGCAGACTACTACATCATCACAACAGGAGGAGATCGTTACGACACATTAGCACAGCAGTTCTACAATGATAGTACCCTATGGTGGATTATTGCAGCAGCAAACAACTCAGAAAGAGCATCACTATTCGTCGAACCAGGAATTCAGTTAAGAGTACCAGGTAATGTAGAGGACATCATAAATTCGTTTAGACAACTTAATAAATAATATGGCTGGAGGAAAAGTTATAGGAGGACCTTTTGATGATAAGGTAATTAACCAGTTAAGTGTTAGGAGTCACATATTTAACAAGACTGCTAGAACTAACGATGACTTGTTATACCTAGCAGGTAGAACAGGTTGGGCTAAACTATCATCAGGAGTAAATATAAACGGATATACTCAATTAGCTAAAGCTAACGTACTTCTTGGAGGAATTTTAGGAAGAACAGGCACAAACAGTTACGATACATCAACAGGACCGACAGGTAGAGGATTTAGACCAATGCCAGGTATTACAGGAGTTACTGTAAGATCGATCAACCGATTTGGAGTACTAAAAGAAGCAACAATTACATATAACTGTTGGGATGTATCTCAGTTACAGGAACTTGAGCTACTTTACATGAGACCAGGATTCACAGCATTGCTTGAATGGGGACATAGTATTGCAGCAAAAGGAAATGGAGTTTTTGATAAAACACCTCAAACAGTAAGCACATTCTTTAACGGTAAAGCATCGAAAGAGGATATATACAAAGAGATTGAGAGTTTAAAAGAAAGTAGTTCATGTAACTATGATGGTATCTTAGGATTTGTTAAGAACTTCTCATGGAGCTTTAGACCGGATGGCGGATACGATTGTACTACCACTTTAGTGTCTATAGGGGAGATTATGGAGTCACTGACAATTGACATGGATACCCCTTCCCTAACTACTCAAGCTACGGTAGACAGTACGGAGACAGCACCAGCTACAGTAATCCAGTCTATCTTAAAGACCATACGAACTCAGGAACCTGGACAAGTATGGGACAGTGTACAGAAGGAGTACAGTACCTTTGCAGGTAAGTACTTAAAGTTAGGAGGAAGACCTCAGATGGATGTAGCTAAGTTGTTCTTTAATAGTATAACAGACGCAACGCTAGTTCCGTCAGATGGTAAGTTAGAGTTTACTTACATATCTCTACGTACGTTTTGTGAAATACTGAATGGAGTAGGATTGGTAGACACTAATGATAAGAGTATCATCAGACTCAACACAGACATAGCTCCGGTAGAGGGAAGTAGCACTACACCGTTCTGTAGATATAGATCGTTCAAATTCCACACATCAGTAGACCCAGGAGTATGCATTCTAATATCACCAGGTACAAAAAACTGGTCATACCCAGAGAACGTATATAACCCACTCTATGCAGCTCACGAAGGATCTTCAGATGAGATACTAAATATCCAAATGAACGTTGCATTCCTATCAGGAGTAGTAGATAGTTTGATACATGGACCTAAAGAGGGCAGAACGTTGAACAATTTATTTGCTCCAATCTTTGCACAACTGAATGATGTGTTAGGAGGAATCAATGATATTAATCTGTACTACGATGAAAGCAAATTTACCTACTACATAGTAGACCGAAATGCTCAAGTAGAGCAGAAGGATGTATCAACGTTAAATGTAACAGGATTAAAATCAACAGTAACTAAGTTTGACTTTGTAACTAAGCTATCTCCTGCACTAACAACTATGGTTGCCATTTCTGCACAAGCAGGAGCAGCTGATGTAGGATTAGAGGCTGAGGCATTGTTAAGATGGAATGAGGGATTAACTGATAGGATTTTAGGAACAAAAAAAATCAAGGTAGGAGGATTTCCAGTAACAGAAACACCACCTGTCAATGCTGGTAGCTTTTCAGCAGGAATTGCATTAGCACAGAAACAAGCAGCTGCAGAAACTGATCCTGTTAAGCTAAGAAATAGTGAGCAACAAACAAGAAGGGATACTATTAACGAAGCATTAGCAAAATGCTACAACAGTACTGGAGAATACAATAGAGAGAATATAGATTTAGCAAAGACACAGTATAACTACTTTGCGACAACCTACATACAGAACCATAACGAAGAGAGTGCAAACAATAAAACAGCAGGTCCTGCAGGAATCATTCCATTTGAAATGAATCTAGAGATGGACGGAATCTCAGGAATAAAAATAGGACAGGCATTTAGAATTAACGATGCTATCATGCCTGCAAAGTATAATGGAGTTGTAGGATTTATTGTAACAGGAGTTGATCATGCTATTACAGGTAATAGGTGGACAACAACTCTAAAAGCTCAAACTATGGTACTACAGGGTAAGTTGAAGACAAACTCAACACTCACTTCTTCACAGAACAATCAAGGATTCTCTACAAATAAGAAAAGAGGGATACGAACAGCAGCTCCAACATCAGCAAAAAAACTAGCTTCTTTTGGAAAAGTAAGTGATAGTGTACCAATTCATGCAAAACCTATTTTAGATACAATAGCCTATACAGAGGGTACAGCAGCGGTTGGAAATAATGGATACGATATACTAGTTGGATTTGAACAATTACCAGGTTGGACAGAGGACTACAAATTAGGGCATCCTAATAAAGTGGTTAAACTTAGTAGAACATTGGCTAGTAGTGCAGCGGGAAGGTACCAGTTCCTGACATCTACTTGGAAAGGTCTAAAACTTAGTAGCTTTAATAAATCGAATCAAGATTTGGGAGGATGGAATCTCGTTCAAAAACAAACTGCTGTTAAAAATAGTTTCGAAGTAGCAAAAGAACAGATAAGTTCTAATAAAATTGACGTAAACAAGAACCTAGGCTTCCTTACCTTCTTAGATGGAAATTATGCAGTATGGGCTAGTTTGGTAAATAGGAATGGAGAAGCAAGATATGGAGGACAGGGAGGAGTTTTTGACCCTGCAGATATCTACAAAGTATACATAGAAGCTGTAAAAAAATACACATAACAATACACATGGCAACTAACACAGTACCAAAAAGCGATACCAAACATAACTACGTACCAAAAGGTAAGTACAAAAAGGCTAAGCACACTACCGGTGGCGAGTTTGTAACGACACTCGATAAGGAGCCGTACAAAGGGTACTACATTGAGATATACGGAGGACAGTACCGTGCAGGAAAGACCCCTGAAGATAACGGTGCAGAATTAACCAAGGTAGTAGGTAGTGCCGCTACAGTAAACAAGCTACTACCAGTTGTAGCTAGTTTAGCAGCAGGATTATTTGGTAGAAAGCTAACAAAGAGAGAAACAGACTCAGGAGTTGCCAAAAGGTACTTCCTACAAAACAAAGTTAATAGCAAGATCCAGGAAGTAGACGAACCAACCTACAATGCTGCAAAAAAAGAATTACCTAATAGAGTATTTGCACAAGTAG